GCCCGGATTTAAAATCGCACCATATAGACTGTTTAACAGAATCTTCTTGACCAACTGTCGCTTGTCCCAGTATTCTTCTTCAATCTTGTTGCCAGCTTGGATACATTCTCTCAGCTTAGCCTGCATTTCCTTACGTTCTTTGTACCAACGAGCCAGCAGTCCTGAAATCACGCCTTCGGTTTCATATGTGAATATAGTACCATTAGCTGATATCATCCAAGGTTGGTTGCTGTCAAATATAAGATCGTAGGCCTGAGCCGCACTCAGCGTATCCGACCCGCCACCTTCCCAATCGATATTGATTTCACGTCCCACTTCTTTGTTCATCACAGCAGAATATTCAAGACTACCGAATATACCTTCCCAGGCAGACGCAAATGATTTTCCTTTAGACATTTCAGCTGCAATATAGTCCTTGGTTCCATCCTGTCGCAACTGACCGACGATGGTTTCAGGGCCCATATTCAACGCTCGAATAGCACTAGGATAGAGACTATTAATGTCAAGAGAGCCAATCCACTCATGTATACCTTTCTTTGGATATGCAACGTAAGCACCAGCAGCTTGTGTGTCTCCGTGCTCTTCCATCTTTTTGCGATTAGGAACTATCATACCTCTGCGGTGAGCTTCGTTAATAATAGCTTGTTCAGTTACTGCCACTGCTCCCATAGTGGTTGCCACTAACACTGTGTTTTCGTGTGCAATGGTATTAGCTAAGTCGATAAATTTTAATTTTCTATCAAGTTTTTCAAGAAGCATGCAGTCATTGATGTTGTATTCGATGAATGTTTTAAAATCATTGTTGTACAATTGATCCAACGTGCCTTCATACTGTGTTTTGCGCTCGCCTAATTCATATTCAGCAATAGCATCTAATCGATAAGTGTGACGTTCTTCGTATGTGTACTTGCGATATAATTCTAGACTATCGATATGAACACGACCAATGAAGTCATAGGTGGTAGCAGTTTTACCAAACTTTTCGTATTCACGTTTCTTAGGTAAACAGTTCCATAGACAAAATCGTTTGGTATCTTCTTTGCTGAGAACTTTAGTAACTCGATTAACAGTATATGGAATATCAAAGCCCTCTGAATTCCAACCACTTAATACATCCGACTCTTGTATTAGATCCAAGAAAGTATTCAACATGTCTGCTTCGTTGTCAAACAGCATAGTGTTAGGAAATTCTGCGACTGCTTTAGTTGCTTCTTCCATGCTCAGTGTCTTGGGAGGAATCGCCAAACACACCATGGTCTGCATCCATTGTAGGTAAACAGCAATTGCAGTGATGGGCATAAATGGATCATCAGGTGATGCATATCCACGTTCCGGATCAAAGTCTACCTCGATGTCGAAAAATGCTACATTCAGTTTAGGAGCATCTTGATTAAGATAGTGATCTTCTAGACATCGATAGATAGGATTAATATCTGACTCGTAGAGCCGTTTGTTTGAATGTATGGCAAGTTCTTTGCGATGCTCTTTGACATTCTTAGAACTAACTCTACTTAAGGGTTCGCCCTTGATGGATTGGAACTTGCCTTTGGGGTCGTTGTAATAGAATATATGTCTGGCAGGATAATCTTTGAAATGCCTCTGCCCTTTGTCGTCACGCTCAACGACACGTATAATGTCATTGTCGCGATCGTAGTATGCGTCCACGAAACTCATTTGTTCTCCTATGCAATTTACGGCTTGCAAATACCAATGTGCGGTTTATGGCCACGCCTGCCATCTATATTATAACTTACTTATCATGTTTATCAGGCCAACTGTATCTATAGTGGTCAACAGGATGTAGTTAGCCAACATCCCAAATGATTTCCTAGTATAAGCAGCCCAACCATACAAAGCACAACCGAGAATCCAGATAGGATATAAAATAAGTAAAGGTGGAGTGGGAACTGTAAGAGCCATGACCAGGCTACACCCAATACTGATAGCCCAAGCAAGCAGCTCAATAATAAAACGGAACTTGTTACTGCGCCAATCATCTCGAATCCAATCAAAAGTTGGTTTTAATAATTCATTCATTCAGGCAGTTTTTTTGTTACACCGAGGATCATTTCGATCTCGTTCCACTCTGCTTCGTGATCTTTCCAATTGTCTTTGTGTGCAATGCGGATTGCCTTGTTGATCCAACTAGGTTTGATCTGTAATTCTTCTGCGACAGCATTTACAGTTTCTTTGAGACCTTCTTGTAGATCTTCAACTTCTCGCAGAACATTTGATCCTTCGTTAATCAATCTTTCTAATTTGGCTTTTTCTTCTGGCCCGTACATTTTTGTCATTTGTTCTCTCCTATACGACTATTATATAGCCATAAAAAAAGCCAGTCAACCTATGACTGGCCTTTTAACACTTTTTGGTTAAATTACTTTTGTGCTTCGCTTAGTACATCGTACATTTCAAATACGCCACCGTTGCGCTCATAAACTAACCCTGCATATAAATCGGCTTTCATGCCTTCGCCTAGTTTGTTTTGAGCTACACGTTCAGCCCATGTAAACAATGCTTTGTCTACAGGATCGATCTGTTGTTGGCCACCGCTTTCTTGTACCAACTGTACCATCTGTTTGAAAGATAATTTTGTTTCTACACTTTCTTTTACAGGACGCTTTTTGCCTTTAGGCATCATTGCGCTTTCTGTTTTCTTACCAAAGTACTTGGCCTGCTTGTCGCTCATGCCTTTCTTGCCAGCTGGCTTGTCATCGCCTTTGTCAGCAGCAGCTTTTTTCATTGGCTCTTTCTTGTCGCCGTCTTTATCAACGTCCAAGAAGTCTGGCTTAGATCCTTCTGCCATCTTTTCTTTCTTAGCCATTTTCTTTTTCTTATCAGCAGCTTCTTCTTTCTTGGCTTCGACCATTTTCATGAACTTGCTTTTAAACTGAGGTTCTACACTTTCTTTCTTGGCTTTTTTCTTTGGCTTGTCATCTTCGTCATCAGCTTCTTTTTCTTCACTGCCGCCATAAGCCTTGCTGCTCTTATGAACAATACCTGTTTTTGTTTTTTCAACAGTCCCGGTAGCAATGTTTTTCTTATCGCCTACTTTCATGTCGTCTGCTTCTTTAACGTCTTCCTCAGCTTTCTTTTTAGCTTCGGCAACGTAAGTAGTACGGCCGCTTAGAACACGCAATTGTGCATCTTCATTTAATTGCACAGATTTTGGTAGTTCTGGTGCTTTTGGAGTATCGATCTTGCCGTCGATACTTTCTATCTTGCTGATTAACGATTTGAAGTCCATGGTCACATTCCTAAAAGTGTATTATGTATTTATCTTTTTACTAAAGAGCCGCCAGTTAACAGATTAGTTCCTTTAAGATCTAATGCGTTTTTTGCGGTTCCGTCTTTGTTTTTTGCCGTTTTTCCGGGTTTATTTTTGTATACAGCACCTATAGCGACATTACCAGCACTGGTAGCGCCTGCTGTTGCCGATTCTAGAATTTCTGATATTCTCATACTATTATTTATTCTTTTTAGCACGGCCCGCTTTCATGTTAGCTAACCAATGTGCCATGCGAGCTTTTTCGCCTGTGCTGCTTTTAGCAGTTTTTCTTAGGCTGCTAACACTGGCCTTGGTATTAACACCACTACGCTTTGCCAGTCCTTTGCGTCCGGGCTTTTTACCATCCGCAAAATTTTCATGCTCGATACTTTCCCCACCACCGTCTCCGCCTGCGGATCCGCCGTCACCACTATATCCAGCATAGTATCCGTAGCCGCCGTAAGGACCCGGGCCGTAGGCAGCCCATCGAGGCCTACGCTTACGGCGTTTTTCTACAACAAATTCACTTGCTCTCATCTAGATTTCCTGGAGGGCAACAGAACCTAGGATCGCACCAATCATATTGTGGATCATAGTCTTGTCCGACATATCCAGCATAGGCTAGGCTCATGCTGATGCCATAAATTGCTAAACCTGTGATAAATTTATTACACAGGGCTGTAAGGGTTCTTTGGAGTGTCATAACCGTCGTCCTCTGGATATACTGGGTAATTGTTTGGGTTCATACTGAAAAGCTACTGCCGCAGCCGCAGGTTGATTGTGCATTAGGATTAGTAATAACAAACTGACTGCCCATTGCTTCTTCTTTGTAATCAATAACAGCACCTTGTAGATACTGCATACTCATTGCATCGACAAACACATTGTATTGTTCGTTGATAGGAAATTCAAAATCGTCTTCGTTCTTTGTTTCGTCGAAGGTAAAGCCATAGCTGAAACCACTGCACCCGCCACCTTGTACAAATGTGCGTAATGCCAGCTTGGGATTATTCTCTTCTAGCAATAGATCCATTATTTTAGATTTTGCTGATTCTGTTATCTCGACCATTTTTACTTTCCTACAGGTTTTTCACCAGTTAAGTATGGTTTACTAAACCACAGTTGAAACCATTCATCAGTGCCTGGTTTAATATTATGTTTTTTCATAAGTTCACCTTTTTCATTTCCGGTAATACTTATGTTGCTGCCACCATACGGCTGATAGCCTCGAAATTCGTTAATACCTGCAAGTTTTTTAATTTCGTCTAATTCGTCCATGATATTTTTTATTTTGAATTAGTATCTTGCTCTACATCTTCTTCAAACTGTTTCTGCTTGTGCTTGACATTGCCTTGTTTCTCTGCACGTTTTTTATCTTTGTGTGCGCCAGCACCTGCAGTCTTTTGATTCTTGGCTACAAAATTACGAGGTTTACTAGGCGGTACAAAATCTTTTGCTCTCATACAGTGATACCTCTTGACCTAATGCCACCTTTGCTTTTTATTTTACCTAGTTCTTCTAGAGCGTGGCGAATCTGTTCCATATTCATTTTTAGTTCGTCAAACTGACGAGCCATTAGTTGCCACTCGCCCGGACTGGCATTCTCAGCTCGACTGGCTAGATCTTTTAGTTGTCCGGCCGCACGTAGCATGCGATACTTTAATTTAGCAGGATTGGCTTTATCATGACTGTGAATCATTGGATCCATTGGATCTGCTGGATCCATCTCGATAGGTGCTTCTGAAACACTTTCATTACGTCTTTTAGCTAATTCTTTTTTAGCATCGTCTTTATCGACCATAGGTCTCGGATGCTCGCCTGCTGCAACTTTTTGCAGATACGATGTACTAAAATTACTTAGGTCTGGTGAATTCTTAGCAGGAGTTTTATCTAAATAGTCATTGTCTTTAGGTTTTACACGTTCAAGATTAAAATTGTAATATTTTATACCTTTAGATTTTAAAAACTTTTCAAGAGCTTCTGAAGCTTCTCCTGGAGACTTATATGTTGTTCCTAAATTAATATCTTTGGTTATTTCTTTACCGTCAACTTTAAACGTAACGTGTGCAACAATATCTGGAAGAAAGTCTTCGCCTGAACTTTGAGCGTAAGCCCCACCGCCACCTAGTGCAGCAGCACCTGCTAATGCAGCACCTGCAATTTTACTTTTCCACCCTTCTTCTACTTCTTCCTTAATGCCCATACCATTTCTCACAGCAGTGAACAACGGTTTGGCCAACTCTCCTGCGCCAGTGGCTTCTTGAAATCCTTCGAAATCATTATTCGCAGCGGCTGCTCTTGCACCGCTGGCACTGACACCTGCTACACCTTCGGCTCCGTCTTCACGGTCTCCACTGCTGGCAAAATCAATAACATCAAATTTATAGAACCCGTGCGCCTTGCCTTCTACACCGTTGTACTGTGTAAGAAGACTTTTCATATCTTCTAAACGATCCGACCCTGCTACAAATGTCACAGCGTTGTATCCCTGTTCGTGCAGATAGCTGGCTACTTTACCAATGGTGTTTAGTCCTGCATTGTCTACTACATCCTTGGCGTACTGAGGAAACATTTCCTTAATGAATTTGATCTTAGTCACATAGTCCAGGGGATTTTTCTTTTTGTCTTGACTTTGACTGACAAAAATCTTCATTTCGCCACCTTGGC